CGTCTTCTACTTTTTTTTGGCATGTTTCCATCTCCTTGCAAAGATTTTAAGTCACTAATACTAATTGTACTGTTATCATTCATGTTCATATTACTATTACTATTATTAAAATCTGGTTGTTGCAATGGTGGTGGTGCTTGAATATTAATACTTTTTGTTTTTAATCCAGATAAAATATCACTAATATCACTAGGTCCCTTCATTTCAGGACGTGGAGGTCTTCTATCACTCATCAAATCAATTCTTTCCGCATTTTCTCTCAAATTGATTCCATCATCTACAAAATTACTACGGCCCATATTCATATTCATATTCATTTCTGATCTACTTGAATAATTATTATTTCCAGGTCTAGAGATAGGAGGTGGAACAGAATTAGGACCTTGGGTAGCCATTGGAGGTGGAGGCCCTTGTCCCTGAGAAGATCCCATTTCAGGATTCATCATGTTAGACATAAAACCTGAAAATCCTGGACTAGATTGTGCCATAGAATTAACGGCGGCATTTTGGAAAGAACGCATAAGATCTGGATTTTGACGTAATATATCATCCATGCCAGGCATCGCACTCTTAAACATAGTATTTGTCATATGAACCATCATTGCACTTCCACCAAGTTGAAATAATAATTTTAATTCTGGTGCCATGGTTGCCTTAGATTTATATTTTTCATATAATTCCCCGAAAATTTCATCATAGTCAGTAATATTTTCATTTACTTGTTCACTCCATCCATCCAGTTTAATGTCAAAAGGATCAAAACGACCATTTAAAAATTCAATTCCGTTAATGCATGCCATTAACATATTACCTTGAAATTTAACAGAATTAGCCTTGGATTTTTCTTCTAGTATGGTTTCATATTCTCCTTGCATTTCTTGAAGGGATGATTCCATGTTGTATTTTTTGGATAATTCAACCCCTTTTTTTTCAAGAGCCTCTAACTTTCTTAAATATTTGAATTTTTCTCTCAAAAGTTCTTCTTTGGACATTTGTGGTTGAGATGGTTGACCTTTATCAGGATTCAAAGGAATATTATTAAATTTTCCATATCCATCCCATGTTTTATTTTCACTAGATGTGTCAGCGGTAGATTTTCCGATGGAAGGTTGATCAAAATCGCTAAATTTTACTGAATGTTTATCATTTAAAGAGCTATCTATGTTGTTAAATAATTCTGATTTTGGTTTGAAACTTTCGGTTGGCATATCATCTACAAGATTATTTAATTCATTTTCTAAATTATTAAGATCTTCTAAATCAATATCAGAATTATGTTTTGTACTTTCTTTTATTTTATCGTTCATTAATAATTCTAATCCTCCACCAAAATTGGAAGATTTCATTGAACTAGTATTCATGTCATCAAAGTTTAATTCGGATAATTCAATTATATCACTCATTATTATTGATTAAATAGAACATATAATTTTAAGTAATACGAATTAAAATATATTATATTTATTATAGTTTCAAATAAATAAAATAAATAAAAAAAACACAAAATAAATAGAAAAAATTATAATTTTTTATCATTAATAAACCATAATCCCTGTAAAAAAGAATCAGATAAATCATCTTTTTTTTTATGTGTGTTGAAATAATCAACTTGATTTGAAAAAGAATGATTGGAAGATATTATTTCTAAACACTTTTGTATTCCTATTTTTTTTCTATCGGAATATTTGGTTTTAATATTGATATTGCAATTTTTCAACTTATTGGATGCAGAAACAAATTCAATATTTTCTACAAAAATAGTACTCATAATAAAATATTGTACAATCATTCCTTGAATTGTCTTCATACGATTTGCAATAGGACCAATTTGGTTTTCAATAATAACATAATCAATCGTATCTTCGTCAGAAAATAAATTATTAAATTTGGTTTTTATATTGGAACCAATATTTATTAAATTTACTTTATTCGCATTCGTAGTTTCAATTTTTTGAAAATAATTATCATAAGTATATTGATTAATAAGTGAAATTAAATCATTTTTTTTAGAAGATTTTTCGTATTCAATATCGTATTTTTTAACAATTTCTAAAAGTTTTTGCATTTTGTGTTTTTGTATGGATGGTTTATTTAATTCAGGGTCGGGAATTTGAAAAGGTTGTTTTTTCGCATGTTTTAAACAAAAACAATCAAGATTTTTTCTAAATTTTGCTGGTTTGTTACATTGATATGGATTAATAGATGATATACTTTTATCAATAAAAGAACATTGAAAACTTTCTTCTTCTGAAATATTTACTACATCCCATTTTGATATGTGAAAAAAATCATTCCCAGAAGCTTTTTCAAATAAACAAAAAGCAAAATTTTTAATACCAATATCAATACTCAAAACCTTCATATATAATAATAACCAACTTTTATATTTATTATTATATTTGTTTATTGTATTTATTAAAAAAATAATTTATTTTATTATGCTTGTTTTGAAACACTATTTTGGTTTATATCATGAGTTTCATTTATACCATGAGTTTCATTTATACCATCATTTTGTTTTACATTTACATTTACATTTTGATAGTTGGAAGGATTAATTGATGGAGACACTAATCTTGCATTTAGTTGTTCTCTGCTTAAATATGAATTTTTTAAATCACTATTAGGATATCCATAACCAGGTGTATTGGTGTCATAAATTGAACTAAATTTATAAGGAACATTACTAGATGGTGTGGTTCCTACATTCGTATGTGGATCTAAACCTAAATCATAACATGCTTCTAAATTATTGTATTTTCTAATTTGTTCACTATTATGTTGTAAGAATTGACGATATGCCCAGTTACTTTTAATTCCTTCTGTCTTTTGTATTCTTTGATTTACTACAGCTTCAGGTTGCCAAGAAGCATAATTTCTTCCATCCGCCATAATTGGAGGAAAATTAAAATGAATATTATTTGAACCAGAATAACAAGTAGCCCAACTCATGTTATATTACACTAAGAGAAAATTCTTATTCTAATTCTAATTCAAGTAATTTTATTAATTCGTATTTTTTAAGTTTACTGGGATCTTTTGATAATCCTTTTTCAGAAACAATACTTTTTAATTTTGTAAGTGACATTTTTTTATAATCTACATCATTATTTTTTGATTCTTCTAAATTAGAAATATTGATTGACTTTAAATCAAAATGATCGTCTGATAATTCTTTCAAATTTTCATTATTTATTTCTTTAATAGCATCAATTGGAACAAAATCATTATTGTCATTATTGTTTTGTTTATTAAAAAGAATAAAACTTTTTCCTGAATTATTTTTATTTTTATTATCAGATTCAGTACCAGATTCACTATCAGATTCAGTATCAGAAACAATTTCTAATTCATTTAATTCTTCATCGCATTCATTATCCTCATTTTCATTATGAAAATCCAGATCATTTATTTCTTCAAAATCATTGTTTTCCTCTCTATTTTCTTCTTCTTCGTTCATGTTTATTTTTAAAATTTTTACATCATTCATTTCTTTGTTAATTACTGTTTTTACATCATCGTCATCATCATCGTCATCGTCATCGTCATTATCATCATCTTCATCATTAATATCATCATCTTCATCATTAATATCTTCGTCATCTTCATCTTCGTCTTCGTCATCATCGTCTGAAACATTGATCATTGTATCGTCTTCTTCATCAATCTTTTCTAAAATATTTACATTATTTATATTTTGTCTAAAAGGAAAACTGTTGCCACCAGCAGACATGATTGTTAAATTATTAAAACCTATTTTAACGTTATTAATTTCTTCTGCTAAAGAAGAGACTAGACTTAACATAGATGATATTTTATGATTTTGTTCTCTCAATTTACTTTCAAAATAAATAATTATCAATCCTAAAACAATGGTTAATATTCCTAAAAACATTAAGAATGTAGGGTTAAATATATCTGAAAAAAAACTCATGTTATACTATATTACAAGAACAATATATTAATTAATCTATGAATTAACGAATATATTAATTATACCTCATTTTTTATTACAATCTTTTATTAGTTTCCTTCACTATTTGATAATCGTATTATCAATAATTTCTTTGGGATAATTCATATCCGATAATACATTAATTCCACCTTTTACTTCAGAAATTCCTTCTTTAAACATGTAAGTGTATGTAATTTTATTATTATTATTTTTACTTGCTACCATATGATAGTTTACAATGTTTTTATTTTTCTTAAGTTTTTTACAAACCTTTATAAAATGGGTAGTTAATAAACACGAAACATTTGTATTTTTGATTAAGTAATTCATAAATGATACCGCACTAAGAATGGCTTCTTCTGGATTTGTCCCAGAATAAAGTTCATCAAAAAGACAAAAATGACGGTTGTTTTTACTATTTTCTACAATATCTAATATTTCTTTGCATCTTCTAGCTTCTGCTTGAAATAAACTATCTCTTCCAGATGTATCAGGAATATTTAAATAACAGTGAAGAAAATCAAACGGTTTTATTTTTGCTGAATCATAAAATCCACATCCAAATTGCTGACTAAAAATAATATTGATTAAAGTAGATTTTAAAAT